AAATATCTCTCCGCTGAATTCCACCCCAACTACAAAGACAACGAGAAAGGCGACAAACACGGCCCCACGCTGCTGGGCGCCGCGCTCACCGTGCGTCCGGTGATCAAGCGTCTGGATCCTGTCGAGCTGTCCGAAGGCGACAGCGCCCACCCCGTTTATATCCACCCCGAACTGATCAAAACATTTGCTGAGGAGGCAAAAACGATGAAGAAAAAATATCTGACACTGTTCGCAACCGCCCTGGCCGCGCTCACGTTGAGCGAGCCGGCGCAAAAAGCGCTGACCGATGGCTTCAGCGCTGCCCTGGGCGAGTCCCCGGAAGAGGATACCGCCAAATCGCTGATGGCCACGTTTGAGGATTCGGCCAAAAAGCTGGCTGAGGCTGAAGACAAAAACCCCGGCGCGCCGATCCAACTCACCATTGAAACCCCGGCCACCGGCCTGAGCGCCGATGATGTCAACAAGGCTGTCGCCAAAGCGCTGGCCGATCGCGAGGCCGCTGCTCTGAAGCTGGCCGAAGATCGCGATGCCAAGGTGAAGCTGTTCAGCGACACCATCAACGCATCAAAAGGCATCTCCGATGATGTCAAAAAGCAGCTCTGCGAGGATTCCGATCTGATCACCGCCGACATGAGCGATGAGCAGGTGAAGAAATTCGCCGAACGCCAGATCAAGCACGGCAACGATATCGCCATCGCGCAGCAGCTTTCTGCGCTCGGCTATCCACCAGCAGGTTCGATGGTTGTGCCTGAATCCACCCGCAATGATGTGGTGGCCCTGCAGGAGCATATCGACAGTCATATCGGCCTGAAGGATAAGCGCAAGGATCTGAATCCGTTCTGTGAGCGGGTGCTGGCGCAGTTCGATAGCGAGCACGCCATTGAACTGGCTGATGAGCGCAAGATGCTGGCTGGCGGCGCCACCGGTATCGGTGACACCAGTCTGCCAGCTGGCTATCGCCGTACGGTTATCCGTGAAGCGCTTTCCGATCTCAATATTCTCAATCTGGTCAATGCCATCACCGATTTCAACGCTTCAGCAGTGGTCAATATCCCGTATGAATTGCGCGATATGTCCGGCATCACCAATGATGCGATCACCTACGAAGGGCAGGAGATCAATGGCGCATCGATCACCCAGCAGAATGATCTGGCTTATGTGAATGCTATGAAGATTGCGCTGAGCATCTCCAATGAGGTGATCTTCTTCAGCCGCAACAATGGCGCCATCGATTGGGATGCCTATGCCCGCAATGTTCAGTCCAATGCCCGCATCATCCGCGAGCTGGTTGCCCGCCGCATCTGCAATGAGCTGCAGCGCTCCGCCGACGCCTACGGTGCTGTTGCCCAGACCGATACGCTGACCGCGCAGGTGGATGGCGCCACCAGCACTTTCAAAACGGCAGCATTCCCTGTGGTGCGCCCGCATCAGGTCAAGGATCTGCTCGGTAACAATGTCGGCTCCGCTGAAAACCCGATCACCGTCACCCTCGGTGGCACGGTGCTGACCGAATACGACGGCACCGGCTCTCAGGCAGCAGGAACATATTTCCGCGTCACCAATTTCAACCTGGGCTACATCCAGACGGTGACCGAGGCTGGTGTTCCTGTGGCTCCGGCAGCCTCAACCACGTTGAGTGTTGCCTACAGCAAAGCCACCAATGTGGTGCTGTTCGATCTGGATGTGCCGGCTGGTAGCAACCTGGAAGATCATCTGAACGGCCTGCTGCGTGCGGTTGGCGCGCGCAAAGCGGTGCTCTCCGGCGATCGTTTCATCAACACGGACAACATGTTCATGCTGATGAGTCCGATCCTGAACGACACAGTCACCAATGCCCGCGCCTTTGTCGAATCGCAGGCGCGGCGCGGCACGGCGCTGTCAGGCAAGGGCGATCTCTCATCGATCAAGGGCGTCGAGGCGTTTGGCACCAACGCACCATCCGTGGATCTGGGGGATGAGCGCATCATCATGGGTGAGGCCGGCCTGATCGGTTATGCCGTGGTTAAACCGTTCGAGACCGGACAGCCGTTTGAGGCGGTAGGCCCCAACGGCAAGCCGACCGGTAAAAAGGTGGCCTACGGCGAGGAGTACAACGCCATCAAGCTGCCCACACCGCTGCGCAACCGTCTGACCAGCGTGCTGGCCTACTCAGCTACCGGCAGGTAATGAGACAGGGGCGGGGCTCAAAACCCCGCCCTTCACCTTTTCTCCTATCACATCTAACGCACGGAGGTGTACATGAAAGAAGTCCCGTTTGCGAACAAAGAAGACCACGCCGTTCACATTGGCAACAAAATGGTGCCGCCGCACGAAACGCGCATGGTTGATCCATCCATGCTGCCGAATGCGCACGAAAGCCATGGTCGCGTTGCGCCCGAAACCCCATCCGATCCGCTGCTCGATATCCTGGACGGCACCATTGCAGAGATCACCGAGGCGCTGCCCGGACTCTCCGATGAAGAGCTGAACCGGCTCGAACAGGCCGAAAAAGATGGCAACACCCGCAAAGGCGTGGAGAAGGCTATCGCCGAAGAGCGGCTGACCCGCGCATCGCTGGATCAGAATGATGATGACAGCGATGATGACGGCGACAATCCGGACACTGACGCCGACTGATCATGCCCGGCAGCATGTCCCGCGCCGATCTGGTCAGCGATCTGAAAGCATCACTCAATGATGCCGCAGCGGTTTTCACTGCTGCCTCTGATGCCGATTTCAACCGCCACCTGGATCACGCCGCGCTCGATTTCGGCCGCGTGCGTCCGCGCGTGCTGTCCGGATCGGTCACCCTGGTGGCCGATCAGGATGAATATACAGCACCGGCCGATGCCATCGACGAGCACTCCATGCAGTGGGGCAAAAACAGCAAACGCGATCTGAAGCCGTGGGATGCATCATGGCCGGGTGCGCTGCCCCGCATGGATATCGTCGGTGACCCCGGCGCCCGTAAGCTGGTGTTTTCACCGGCGCCGTCGGCGCATCAGATCACGGTGTTAGGTGCAACTTGCCCGTTTCGTTATTTTGCTGGCCACAAGATCGATGCATCTGCCGCCAACACAACGATCAAGCCGGACGATCGTGCGCTGTTGTTGCTGCGGGCCCAGGCAGAAGCGGCCAAAGAGATGGCCACCCGCAATATGCACAAGCCTGTTTCCATGCGTGATGGTATTTCCGGCGGTCGATTGACAGGCACACCGAACGCGCTGTTCAAGCAGCTCATGGATATGTTTGAGGCGCAGGCGTCATGAGTTCCATATCCGTCAAAATAAAAGGTCGCAATCGGTTGTTGAGATCGATGTCCTCCGCCCCTGCGATTTTGGAAGCGGAAGTTGATAAATCATTATCCCGTGCTGCCCATGAGGTGGCGCGCCTGGCAAAAAAGAATAGCCCAAAAGCATTCAGTCATCTGGTCAACAGCATCAAGCCGGGGAAAACGTTCAGTCTGCAACATTATGTGATGGCGGGCATGAACTATGCCTATGATGTCGAGCATGGCCGTCCGGCAGGCATCACCCCATCACGATTGCATATCGAAGAATGGATGCGAGTCAAAGGCATCAAACCCAACAATGGCTCAATCAAGAGCGCATCCTTCCTGATTGCCCGGAAAATCGGCGCAGAGGGGACCAAAGCCCAGCCCTTCATGCACCCGTCCCTAGAGGAAAAACGCGCCCGCATTGTGGATCTGGTGCGCGAAGGTGAGGCCCGCGCCCTGAAACGGATAGCCCATGTCTGATCGTGAAACATGCGTCGCCAAACTGGCCGAAATCCTGGGCACTATATCCACAGCCAACGGCTACGGCGTGGATCTGGGCACGCCTGTCTCGCGCAACCTGCACACGATTGACGAAATGAATGATGCCGAATTCGACACCCTGATTGTTGAAGATAACGGCGATGGTGAAAGTGAGCGTGTGGAGCGCATGTCCGGGGATCTGGTCAAGGTTATTTTTTCTGTTCCGGTGATTGGCTATGTGCGCAAAGGCGCATTGGACACATCCGTCACCACGGCGATTAACCGGCTGAACAAAGCCGTTGTCCGAGCCGTTGGCCAGCGAAGCATCCAAAAAATAGATGGTGTTTGGCTATTGGTAAAAGCACTGCCATTGCTGGGGCGTTCAGGCTCAGAAAATGGCGACTACGGCTGGTTCATCCGCCCCATAGAAATGCATTACCAGGCGCGGCTGGATAGTGGATTTTAGCATCAACAGGAGGCCAACATGGCACGAGCAAAAGTTACAGTGAAAGTGGAAACAGTCGAGGCCGAGGCTATGGCGCAGGCAGTGGATCGGGCGTTTGCCGATCTGGTCGCCAATGTGGCGGAGCTGCGGCAGACGGACAATCACAATCAGGTTCTGGCGGCGCGCGAGTCGCTTAAAATCGCACTCATTAAACCAACAACAGGAGACGCATCATGATTAATTTTGGCACAGGTAATTTATACGGCATCAACGCGGCGGCGAATTCAACGCCGCATAAATTCGGCACCTTGCAGGATGTCTCGATTGACATCTCATCCACCACCAAATCGTTGCACGGCCAGTCTAAATTCGCGGTCGATATCAAACAGGGTTCATCCAAGCTGACCGGCAAGGCGAAGGTGGCGCAGCTCAATGGCAAGATGCTCAATGATCTGTTTTTCGGTGAAAGTTTAAGTACCGGTTTGATTATTCCTGCTGTAGCTGAAGCGGGCGTGGTAGCCACCGGCGCGGTCACCGTGGCCAACGCTGCCACCTTCGATACTGATCTGGGCGTCATCGATGCGGCCACCGGCCTGAATATGACCAAGGTGGCATCCACTCCGGCGGTCGGTGAATACAGCGAGGCATCCGGCGTTTATACATTCAACACAGGCGATAATGGCAAGGCTGTGCTGATTGATTATCTCTACACAGCGACCACCGGCGGCAGCAATATTGCTATCGGTGGCAGCAATATCGGCGCGACCACTAAATTCATGGCCGTGTTTGGCGGCTCTACCGATGGCAAGATTCTGATGCTCAAACTCAATGCTTGTGTGTCGAACAAACTGGCTCTGGCTACCAAGCTGGAGGACTACACCATTCCGGAATTCGACTTTGAAGCATGCCTCGATTCCGCCGGTCAACTTGGCGTGTTGTCGGTGGCTGACTGATGCCGGAACCGAAACCCGCTGATGGCCTGATCCCCGGCGTGGAAATAAAGCTCGGGCGGCACACGTACATCGTGCCGCCTGCGCCGTTCGCCTGCGTGGAAAAATATGAGGATGTGTTCATGGGCCGCGAAGCCGATCCGCAGCCGTCCGTTGTGTTCGATATCCTGTTTATGAGCCTGAAGCGCAACTATCCCGATCTGGATCGCGATGCGCTGGCGATGGATGTGGATGTCTCGAACATGCAGGTGGCGTTTACGTCATCGATGCGCGCCAATGCGCCGGCGGATGCCGATGCGGGGGAATTGTAGGCGATGATGGTCAGCCGATTGACTGGGGCTACATCTACAGTCACATCATCGCAGCCACCGG